CCGCGAGGGTTCCTCTGACAAGAGTCGCGCAAGAATGCGTCCCTGCAACGAAAGCTTACTTATTGTGCCTCCTATCCTACGTACGAGAAGCCGCACGTTTCCGAAGTTTATAGGGTATCACTACCCAGCTTCGAATCCGTCTGACCTTCGTCCGTCGGAAGTCGCGACCGGCATGGAAGAATGCGAAGATACTCACGGCTCTCGCGAGACCGCGAATTACTTCGATCTTACACGCTGGAAGCTCTCACCCGGTCGAATAACCGGGATCGAGGGTGTGTGGCCAGTGTACGGATTGAATAACTATCCGTACCTGAACCAACCGACTCCAGACTTCTTGCCTGGCTCGGATGCACAGTTTATGGACCCAGCCGCAGCCCTTACGAAGGTTGCGTCGTGGACATCGCCAGGAAGGGCAGAAGTTTCCTTCCTGAACTTTATCTACGAACTCCGGGAACTACCGGAGATGCTTTGGAAGCGGAAACCGAACTCTAAAGGCAACTCAGTTGCCGAACAGAATTTCGGTTGGGATCCGCTTCTCTCGGACGTGGCTAAGCTCTTTAAGTTCTCTCAACAGTTCGAGAGACGACTTAAGGAACTGAATGCCATTTATGACCGCCCAGGCGGTCTTAAGCGTCAGAGGGTCTTAGCAGAGGGGCATAGCCGCTCAACGGAGACGTTGGCGGTGAACAGCTGGATCTGTGGTGTGACTGTCGAGAGATCGAATCACACTATGTCACGTCAATGGGCTTCACTTGCGTGGAAACCGCTCTTCGGAGCGATGGCCACGAAGCCCGACGCGACTGCTCTAGCCTCTAAGGCTATAGCAGCGATCCACGGGTGGAGGGCGAACCCAGGTATACTTTGGGACGCCTTACCCTGGTCTTGGCTGGTGGATTACTTTGCGAATGTCGGAGACCTCATCGAGGCCTCCTCAAATTCGTTCGAGTACTTCCCAGACATGTGCTGCGTGATGAACACTTCAACTGCCGTGATCTCTGATCACGTCATCAATTGTAGTGTCGACTTCACGGTTACCCCTGCGAGGTTGGAGGCTGTGTGGAAACACCGGCAACCAACGTCGTTTGGCTTTCGTTTCCTAACCCCGCTTCTCAGCGGGAAACAACTAGTCACCTTAGCTGGAATCGCCAGCAAGTGGCGATAACCAGTAAAGGAAAATGGTCCTATGGCCTTTGAAGCTACCCTCGATATCACCATCAATGGTGTTACCAAGTCGTTGAAGCGTATCGCTGACAACGGTTATACCTCTGAGTACATGCTCAGGTCTGCGACGGACGAGTACCGGTGTTACATCCGGCATTCGACCGTCAAGCCTAAGAAAGTACTCGCACCCCTGTATCGCGACGTTGAACGTCACAATATGGAGTGGGTACACCGAGTCTTCGCTACCTCAACAACTCCGGAAGTCGTACGGCGCTGTTACAGCGTCTACGAAGTCTTCCAGGGCGATGACTTCACTGCGAGCAAGAACTTCGTGGTCGGCGCTCTCGCGAAGAGCGGAAGTGCCGGCCTCGTTGACGACATGCTTAACTTGCTGTCGTAACTCCGCAGCGGAAGGTACTACAAGGCACGGGACATAAACACAGAGGTGTGATTATGTCTAAGAGCCGTAATAGTGACCATCTGGGCTTCGTCCGCGCCGTCTTGACAGACGTCGTGGATTACTACCCTGACTACCGTTTGGATATGGAACGCGACTTGTCTCGTCTCATGTCCCACTCTCGAATGGTTGGTGATCGAGTGTTTCTTATCGATCTACCGGCCCTTGGCAAGCTCCTAGAGCGTGCCTTGGAGGTGTCCGCACTATCGCGGTCAAACCTAGCTTTGTCAGCTGGGTTTAACTCGCGCACCACGGTCCCTAGACTATTCCAGGGACTATGGTTGCGTATATTCGAGAGAGACGGTTGCTTGAAGCTTGATGTCGACACTAACGCCTTGTTCTTTCTCCGAACCCTTCTACAGGGTCAAAAGAAATTCAAGAAGAGGTGTGAACCGAGTGTTACCTACAAGGCAATACAAGAGTTCTACGACATCGATGAAGCACTCCCTTCGGGATCTTCTATTTGGGATCACGATGGTAGCGATCTGCGGCATATTGCTCATGCTTCCGTTTCCGACGGAAGAATGGACAGTGCTCAGGATCTCTTCCTCGTGCCCAATAGAGGGAACCTGGGAGGACTTCATCTTATGTTGGACATCGGACAGCAAGTCGCTGACCGTGTCGCGTCCGGATTTGGAGAATATCAGCCAGATCTGTACGCCTTCAAGCATGGACCGGGTGCCACAGCCGAGTACCAGCGCGGAAGAGGTTTTAAGTACCTGTTTCCCCGTTGGAGCCCTCGACTCCAGCATGTCTTCCCGGCCGTTAGGTTTGGCCTTGCCAACCCCAACGTATACGGAAGAGGATTTGCCAGCTCTGACGACGACCTTCCCTACCCAGTAGAGGAAGTCGAGTCAAGGCTTATAGCAGTACCAAAGACTCAGAAAGCCCCGCGGTTGATAGCCGCTGAGCCTACTGCGAATCAATGGTGCCAGCAGAATGTCAAGGACTTTCTTGACAAGGCAATCCAAGCCTCTCCTCTGCGGTGGTCGATAGACTTCCGCAATCAGGGTTTATCCCAGGAGGGCGCACGCTTAGGATCCATAAGTGGTGATTATGCGACGGTTGACTTATCGTCTGCATCCGATAGAGTGTCCTGTTGGCTCGTCGAACGATTGTTTAGGAGGAATCACTCCCTCTTAGCAGCGTTCGTGGCCACTAGGACTCGCTATATCACCAACAACATCGATAAGAAGTCTCCGAAGCTTCATAAACTCCGGAAATTCTCTTCGATGGGATCGGCACTCACTTTTCCCGTCCAGTCAATCGTCTTCTACATACTCTGTGTCACCGCCGGTCTCGCGACCGAAGGTGCCCCAGTGTCTGCTTGGAAGCGATTTGGGAAAAGAGTCCGAGTCTACGGGGACGATCTGATCGTTCCCCGTACTTGGGTACCGCGGGTTATGGAACTCTTCACAGAGCTCCATCTGAAGGTTAACCAGGACAAAACTTTCTGGAATGGAAAATTCCGTGAAAGTTGTGGCATGGATGCGTATGATGGTGACGATGTCACCCCAGCGTATTTCCTTCAGTTCCCCAACGAAGCCGAACTCGGGTCGATTGTATCTACTGTCCAGGTATCCAACAATTTCCTGACTAAGGGATTGTGGAAAACCAGCCAGTGGATAGCCCGACTAGTACCCCGGAAATGGAGACAATTCATTCCGGTGGTCCCAATCGGCTCGGGAACCTTCGGTTTGTACTCGTATTCCGGATATGATCAATCATCAACCTTACAAAGGTGGAATCATGACTACCAAAGATACGAGATCCGAAGCCTCGGTGTCTTCACCCAGGCTGGAGAGAACAAACACGAAGGACCTGCTAACCTCCTCCAGTTCTTTACAGAAGATCCTGGAGAATCTGGCAGACGACTCCTATGCCGCGGTCTTAACGACCTCGGGGGACGGCCTCTATCTCAGGGAGATCTACGTCGAAGGACGTTGGATCCCCTGAGCAGGCGCCGTGGACGATTCGTTCTAAACGAATAGTCCTACCCGTCACTCTCACGAGTGACTGGGAGTCCGGCCAGTTTGGCAGGGCCACTCAGACTGTTCGAAAGACGTGGGTACCGCTAGACGCGGTGGTCCCTAACGCGTTCGATAACGCTGAGTGGAACAAGGCAGTGTCTACAGTGATGTAGACCAGGAGAG